CCGGGCGGGGGATCCGCTCGGGGAACTGTTCGTCTTTGCCGCCAACGAAGTGCAGGGCGGTGTAACGCCAGCCCAGCTTTCGCAGCTCGTACAGTTGCTCGGCGGCGATGTGGTCGCCGAGGGTCCAGCCCTCGTGGCGGGCGTGATGTATCGCGGTGGTTGGTGGGGCGGCGGTGATGTAGCACCACAGCCCGCGCCAACCCAGGTCGTCGAAGGTAAGCCGATCCGTCAGCAGATCCCGGGTGATCGCGTCAGCGAGATCCCCGGTCGCCACCCGGATCAGCCAGATGATTCCCCCGGCGTCAGCCCTTCGGTGGCCGAGGCCGCCCAGGCTTTGAACAGCTCGTCGATGGGGTCGCCGTCGGTGTCGTCGAGGTCGCGCAGCACGGCCCGGGCGGTGTCGCTGGCCCCGCGGTCGATCGCCGCGAACTCGATGTCCACGTCGGTTTGCAGGGTGCGGATTTTGTACAGCCACGTTTTGGAGTAGATCGAGGCGAACGGTTTGAGGGCCACCACCGTGCCGCTGGGAAACGTGTGCAGGTACAGGTTGTCGGTGCCGTAGTCGGCGGCCCAGTCGTAGTCGGCGGCCCCGGGCTTCGGCTTTGGCGCCTGCGGGGGCGGTGCGGGGGCCGGCTCGGCGGCGGGCTGCTCGGCCTCGGCCGGGATCTCGGTGTCGGGCTTATCTTTCGGCATAACTCACCTTTGGCTCCACCTTTGGCGCGGGACGGGTGACCCTCCCGCGCCGCGCCAAAGGTGGTAAGGCGGCGCGGGAGGGTTGACCGTGTTACTTGGCGCTGGCCTTCGCGTCGGCCGCCTCCTGGGCGGCCGCCTTGTTGGCTTCGGCCTTCGCGTCCGCGACGGCCGGATCGACCTTCGCGGGATCCACCTTCAGCGGGACGGTGCCGGTCGCATCGTTCAGCACGGTGTAGACGTAGGACGTGTAGCCCTGGCTGTCGGGGAAGATCGAGTACTTCGCCTTGTAGACGGACCACTCGCCCGGCTTCTCGACGATCGGGTCGAGGGTCTCGAGCTGCGCGTCGGGAATGCAGCGGCGGCGCTTGGTCTTACCGTCGACGGTGTCGATGATGTAGGCGCCGTGCTCGGGCATCTCCACGCTGTGCCTGACAGCGATCTGGGTGCCGTTGGTGGTGTCGGCCGGGGTGACGGTCACGTTGTCGGTGCCGTACAGGGCGGCCAGCAGCTCCGGGTTCAAAAATTCGATGAACGTGATTTCGAACATGTCGTCCATCGAGGTCTGCAAGCTGCGGACAACCTGGCCGTTCCAGTCCTTGCGCTTCTCCACCGTGCGCTCGGACATGTACGTGTAGCCGTCCTCCGACACGCCGCCGAGGCGGATGCACTCGGTGGGGCGGTCGGTGAGGGCGTCGGTGGGCAGGGCGACAGTCTGCGGCACGAGGTAGATGCCGCCGGTGACCGAGGGCTTACCGACGAACGTGTTCTTCGACAGGGTGTGGGCGGTGGGTGCTGCGGGTGCAGTCATGGTTTCCTCCTATGGAAACTGTTGTGATTAGGGCAGATACAGTTGCGACTGAACGGTCCACACGATGTTCACCTGGAACAGGGAACGGTCGGGGATGTCGGGGTCGCTGCTGGGAAACGGGCCGTTCTTCTCGATCGGCTCGGATACAAGTTGCAGCTTTTCGCCGCTGTCGAAAACGTCGACCTCCATTTCGGGGGCCGCTCTCATCACCGCCGCGCACGTCCGCGCAAGCGTCGAGGTGTACTCGTCATCAGTGCCGTACACCATGACGATGACCTGCACCCACTGGGTTCTCGGGCACACCTCGGCGCCGGGCAGCGCGAAGCACCGGATGAACCAGTCGGGCATAGGGCTCGGGATGCGGGTGGCGACCGGGATCCCGGTGATGCCCTGGCCGGCCAGCCCGGCAAGCAAATACTTGCGGGCCACCCGATCCATATCGGGGAAAATCAGCAGGTTCGACTCAACCACTGGTCGCCGCCGAGAAACCTTGTTCCAGGGCAAGTGTTCTCGCCTCGTGGCGCTGCGCCCGCAGACTGGCGGTAGCCACCCGGTAGCGGGCGCGGGATCCGTCGCCGGCCTCGAACACCTCATAGTAAGGCTCGTCGGTCGCCGGGTCGGTGGTCGAGGGGATGGCGTTGGCGGCCGCCGCGATAGCCTCGGCTTCGCGTTTGGCCCAACTGTCGAACTCGGCTGCCTTGCGTAACGCATTAAACCCGGCATCGTTGCGCTCGAACATCATCAGCGCACCATCCTCAACTCGACGATCTGCCGATTAGGGGAGAAACCAAACAGCCCATAGTTGTAATCCTTGGGCAACCCAACAACCTCGTACCGCTGCCCGAGAACGGTGAAGCGGTCCCGGTGGTCAACAGTCAGCGTTACGTCCACCACGAGGGCCAGCTCGGCGACCACCCGCTCGGATCCCGTCGGCGGTGCCGGCGGCTCCTCGGAAGACACCGGCCACCACGCGCACGCCACGTCGGCCGGGTCGGCCCAGCCCTCGGTGATGTTGCCGTGATTGTCGACATCGCCCGCGGTGTACGCCTCGTGCAGGCAGTTGAACGGCAGGGGGAACACACTCACGAGGCGTAGCCGTCCCACAGCGGTAGGCCGGTGCGGGTCAGGTTCGCCCCGCAGGAACAGTGCGGCTCGTTGAAGGTTTTGCAGCAGATTTCGGCGTGCTGCTGGCCCGCCGGGGGCAGGGTGTCGTAGTTCCAGGCCCCGCCGCCGCTGCTCGCACCGCTCGAGCACATCGCCTTCAGTTGGTCTTCTTCCTTGTCGGTGAAGAAGCCGTTTCGGCGGACGGTGGTGTCGATCTGGACGGCGAACGGCCCGGCGGTCTGCGAAGTGATCGACCCGGTGCCGGCGTCATACCAGCGGATAATCGCCTGTTTGATGATCGCTTCGGCGGCCGCCTCGTACTCGAACCGAGGGTCGAGAATGCACGGCGCGATAAACGCGGCATACGCCATCGCGTCGTCGATCATCGCCTGGGCCTGGTCCGGTGGGATGTCGGGCCGGTAGGGCTTCAGATCGTCGGGGGTGATGCTGACAGCAGGCATGATGTGTCCCGCAGAGTGGCGGCCCGAGGATCGCCCGGGCCGCCACTCAAACGGTTGCTACTTAGCCGCAGCCTTCGGGGCGGGGGCGGGGGTTTTCACCGGATCCGGGGTGACCGGGGTGCCCTCGATGACCGAGAAACGATCCTCGAACACGTACCAGCCGTACACGATCTCGGTGCGGAACAGCAGCTCGTTGTGCCCGGCGAGGTCGCGGCCGGCGTTGTCCGGGTCGCCGAACTCCAGCATGCGGAAGGGGAAGGACTTCTGGATGCCCCAGCGGATTCCGCCCTGGAAGTCGCCCAGGATGGCCTTCACACCGTTGTCGGTGGCGGCGCCGTCCTTCGCTTTGCCCGACACCGTCGAGCTGGTGGCTGAGTTGACTCCCTCGAACGACGAGATTCCCGCTCCCAGACCGAGATCCGGGTACTTCTTGCGGCCGTCGTTGTAGCGGGCGGTCGACAGAGTCCAGGCGTAGGACGGGTCGAAAGCGACACCGTTGACGGCGTAGCCGTCGGCGATGACGAGGCCGGCGGCCTCCTCGAAGTCCATGTCGGGCAGGCCGCCCGCCGGGACACGCTTGTCGGTCAGGTCGAGGTAGTTCGTCCACGAGGCGATCTCGGTGCCGGTGCGCGGGTTCAGCCGGTAGTACAGGCCGAGATCCAGTGCGCGGGCCACCGCCCGGGCGCACTTCTCCTGATACTTGGCGAGGATCCCGAGCTGGTAATCCTCGTCGGCCCAACGGAACTCGTCGCTGGTACGCATCTGGACAACAGCCTTGTGGGGCACCGCGGTGACGAAGCTGGGCTTCGCGGTGTCGGAGGACTTGTGCTCGGACTCCTCGACGAACTCGGCCGACAGATCCTCATCGAAAGTGATGATATTCGTGTTGCCGAACCGCATGGGCTCCTGGCCGCTCAACGCGGCGACGGTGCTGGCGGTTTTCGTCTTCTCGACGATGCCGTTAGCGATGTTGGTGGGCAGAAACAGGTCGGTGCTTTGCAAAGCAGCCATGATGTTTTACTCCTAGTTGCGGGGAATTTATCCCTGGCCGTTGATGGCACGCAGGAAATCGCGTGACGGGTCAGACGGCCCGGGGGAGGGGCTGCGCCCCTCGCGGGGCACAACGTTTTTGCGCCGGCCCGACAGTTCAGCCAGCCGAGAAGCCTGCTCCACCAACAGATCCGGGTCGGTGGCGGTCAGGAACTGGCCGTCTTTCTCCGGGTCGAGGCCGAGCGTGGTGATCAGAATCGGCTTGATGATGTCGCACACCTTCGACGGAACTGAGGCCACCTCGGCGTCGGCTTTCGCCAGACGGTCGGCGACTTTCTCGGCCTCGGACTTCTGCGCTTCCTCGATCTCGTCGAGGCGGTTCGCTTTGGCTTTCAGATCCTTCATTTGCGCCTTCTGCGCGGCCAGTGCTTTCACCAGGGGGTGGTCGGCGGGGTACTGCTCGAAGGCGGGGGCGTCGGTGGTGGTGCTGGCCTCGGTTGCCGTTTCAGCGCCCTCGGTGGTTGTGGTGTCGGACATTGCGTTATCTCCCATTTCGGAAGCGGCCCCGGCCGTTTTGGCAGGGGAGGATTAGGGACGCCGAACGGCCCCGAACGGTTAAACCGTTGGGGCTGGCCGATATCGGCGGTCAGTTAGTCGGTGCGGGCCTCGACGTAAGCCTGCTGGCTCGGGGACTCCCAGAACCGTATTTTCAGCATCGACTGGTAGCCGTGCAGCCACGCTTTCGCCATCGCCAGCGACGCCCCGCCCTGATACGGGTTAGGGTCGCCCGGTGCGGCGGCGCGGCCCTCCACAAGGGCCTTCGCGTAATCACTCACTGCAGATAGTCCTGACTGGTAGCACGGCGGGCATAATTGCCCGACAAGATCATCTCACGCAGCGACGAGCGGGTCAGCCGGCCGTTCTCATCGAACCAGGCCGCCATCTCCTCCGACATCCACTTACGGGCCGTCGCATCATTCACAGACCACAGTTGCTTCGGCGACACCTGCAGCTCGTACCGGGTGCGAACCATCTTGCCCCGGGTGGCGTTCTCGGCCACGATCGCCAGCTCGTCGACCATCCGCTGATGCACCGAGGACAGCAGGTCGTCGAACCCGGCGCCGGCGTGCCCCTCGGCCCTAGCGGTGGCGATGAAGTCGCGGCGGCGGATCACGTCCACCGTTTTGCCGGTCACCTGCGCCTCGGCCTCGGCGGGATCCCAACCGTCTTCGATCAGCTCGAGGATCCGGTCGCCCTCGGCCACCGCGGCGGCAGCCTTACGGGCCTCCTTCG